TTCGTTTATGACTTTAAAACGTATGCCTTTACGTTTGCACCATTCTTGTGCCGCAGTCCACTTAGCGGCGTTTATATGCGTTTGTATGGCTTGTCCTCTGCTACGAGCATTCTCTAATGTAGTTTGATTAGCAGGTTTAATCTCTATAAGTTCTACATGCTGAGCACCATTTTTGTCTGTGTATTGTATCATAAAATCCGGAACATAGTTTGTGTATTTGCCAGTTGCAGGATTTAAATAAGGGATCTTTACATTTTCACTTGCCCATTTTGTTATGTTAGGATGTGCGTCGCACATTCTCATAAATGCTAATTCCCAACTACTTCTAAAGAAAGGATCTTTAGTTCCCGCAAACTTGTGGCGGTTCTCAACGGTATAATTTCCTTGTGCGAATTTTGGCATACTATTATTTAGTATATTAAGGTTTGATTAGTAATGCGGCTTTACTTTTAGAATTAACTGTGGGTGCTGAAATACTTACTCTACTGCCTGCAGGCCTATGAACGTTAATGGCGTCGTAGGCGTCTACTGTAAGTTCAAGTGCTGAATTAGTATCTTCAAAAAATTCTAATACATCTCTTTGAAGTTCGTCTGCTACTGTAATTAATACAGGTGCAAGTGCTTTAGCATTTGCTTTTTTAAATCCAATTTTTTCTAGTTTACTTTTAATCATATCTAGATGTTGTTGGTTCATTGTGTTTACAGGATTTGAAAACTTTTCTAAAAATTCAGATGATGCTTCTGGTAAAGGAAAATTTATAGTTGCATCATTAATAAATGCTGTGAGGATACCTCTACGCACTTCATAGGATATTTCGTTTCCAAATGTGTCGTATAGTGAACTGCTCATTATATTGACGGTCCTAATTTACTTCTTTGTTGTGTAGGTTCTTCTTTCTTTTTCTTTGCAGGCTGAGGTTGAGGTTGACTTCTTCTCGGTGCGTCTATTAGATCTGCGGCTGGCATAGGTTGTCCTACATTAACTCTAAAGTTTTCTTGCCCTCTAGCAAGATCGTTATCGCTTTTTGCAACTTCGTCTGACCAGTTGCCTGTGCCGTAAATACTAAACTTCTCTACGTCTACTTCGTTTAAAACATCTTCTATAACTTTGCCTATAACAAAATTTTCATATTCAAATTCAACTGAAAATGTGTTAGCCTCATTACCAGCATGATCTATTTCTCCAAAGTCCATTGATGTAATTGTTGGTCTATGTAGCATTATTTCTCTGCCTTGCTGTCCGTTTACTACAACAAGTCTTATAGCATCGAATAAATGTGGGACATCATTTGCATCAAAGCCTGATGCACTACTTGGAAATGTATTTTGCATAAAGCCTGATGTCTTAGTCCAAGTATCCGAACCTGTTCCTATTGCTGGAGAATTATTTATTACAGAACTTTTTCCTGTTGTTCTACCATTCATATAACTGTATGCATAGTAAGTCATTAACATTTGATACCAATCATTTGTTACTGTGTCATACATCTGCATCGAAACAGGTTGTAGTTCTACACCAGTTTGAATCACACGTTTAATATTGTATTGATTCATTACTTCTGTTTTGAATGTTAATTTAGGCATAGTAGATTCCAATGTGAAACCTGCTAAGTCATTACGCATTTGCGGTATGCCTATATTAATTGCTTCTGCCTTAAGGTCTGGGTTAATAATGAATTCTGCAAATCCATTAAATTTTAATCTTGGAGGAAAATATCCTATCGATAAATGTTTCGCGTTGAAAACATCGCTAAAATATAAACTCGAATAATTTTTACTATTACTTCTACTCACTATAAATGTCCTTAAGGTGCGAACAGGAGCGATATGCTCCTGTTCAGATATATCATTAACTTAAAAAAAGTATGTGACCTACGATCCACCGGCTTGAGTAGATTGATTACTATTCGCCGCTGGTGCTGTTCCTGGGAACATGTCGCCACCATCTTTTCTACCATCAACTGTTGATGTTGAACCTGGCTCTACATGTAATGCATTATCATAACGTAATGTTAGAGTAATTGTTACAGGATCATTCGCTGAATAATCTGTATCACTGTAGTCTACGTTTTGAATGAAGCATCCTTCTAGATCCCAATTTTCTGTTGAGTCTGCAGATTTACCATCTAATATTTCTATTGATGTGCTAAATTTGTAGTCTCCACCTGCGGCGTAAGCCGTTTGGTCGAAGTGATTGATTTGTCTTTGAAGTTGCTCGCCAATTCTTTTTGACACTTTGTTGTCGATGCTGTCTCTAATAATTATTGTTACTGGATCCCACACATGTTTTCCTGCCACATATACTTTAGAATTATATGAGTCAATTATTACTTCCTCATGCGTCAACTTGGGTCTTGTAACATTCTGAACATTCTGCGTGAGTTCAAATAAACGGCCGCCTGCGCCGAAAGTGCCACCATCAAATGTTACTCTAAATCTAAATTTTAATTTAGGTTGTAGAATACCACCTGGTGTGCTTCCTTGCTCAGGAACACCAAATTTTGATATTGTTGGGTCTGCCATATTTGCTCTCCTATGCTAATATTATACTTTTATTTATCAAAATATGGCAAAAATAATTAACTCTTGTTTTAATTGGACAAAAAAAAGGGGCCTAAAAAGACCCCTTTAAAGTTTAGTTATTGATTAACTATTGCCTGTAGTTCCCAAAGTATTTTGGATTCTAATCGGTATATAGATAAACTCTACTGCTTTAATTGGTTGAACCGCTACATCTATGTGTAACTCGTTACGGTCAATCCTAGCCGGTGTGTTATTTGTTGTATCACACACTACTAAGAAATCTGCAAGTCCTCTTTGAGAAACCAAACTATCAAGTAATCTTGACACCACACTTGATGCCTGATTTCTTGTGATTTGATCATTAGGTTCAAATAAGAACGGTTTAACTGCATCGTCAAGTTGCTCTCTTAGATATATAATTAAACGTGAAACGTTTACTCTATCTAAAGCACTTGCACTAGCATTCAATGTTTTCTGTCCAAAGATTGAAATACCTCTTCCTGGGAAGTTGGTAATTGGATTTACTTTGTTCAAGTAATATGCATCTCTTTGTCCTTCGTTTAAAGCACTTGGCGTAAACTCACCTTCTTTTGCTTTCAAGTAACCTACGGAAGTTGCATTATTAACAATACCTCTTTGGAAACCTGCTGGAGCAAACCATGGGAATGAAACCTGATCATTAAAGGCAAAAGTTCTTAATGCCATATGTGAGCCAGGAACCATAATGTTTGTTCCGTCTAAGTTAGTGGTTAAACCATGTGGATAATATACAGCCATTTCGGATGATTTGCTTAACATACCATCTTCGCCGTTTTCAACAGCATTGTTTGTATTGTTTATCCAAGCCTTAACACTTGTAGAATCATCTGCTAATCTAAGCGGAGCATCTGCAATACTGAATACAGTATTCTTTCTGTCTATGCCTAGAGTCAATAGTTCATCTGCTAGTTCAGGATAACCTGGAACTGCCGCAATATTGAATCTATTAGTTTCGTTTCTGATATCTTGGTTGCTAGTAATTGCTGATTGAAGTGCTTTTACAACCACTTTTCTCTGTGCTTTTCTTAGCAAATGTGGTGAACCATCTGACTTAACACCACTTTCACTTACCCAAACATTGGATAGGTTACTTGTTCCGCCAAAGTCATATGTTGAATACCACTTCTTAACATTACCACCACTTACTCTAAAGTTCCAACCTAATATACCACTTGGGTATAATGCTGAACTAGGTGCATCACCATCTAATGAAGCACTTTTAGACTGTCTAAAGTCTGCAAATACTACACCGTCTGCTGATGATTGATCAGTCATATCGATCAATACCCACTTACTAGAAGTAGCATTGTATCTGTAAAGTTTAAGATTTTCTGTATCACTTGAGTTTAACCAAATATCTCCAGTTACTAATGAACCTGCGTCGCTTTGGACTGTTGGCTCAGTTACTTTAGTTTGGAAATCTTTTGTTAATGTAACCCAAGCAGAACCATTATGTTCTAACAAGTCAATGTTAGTAGTGCTGATATCAGCATCATACCAAAGTTGACCGTCTGCAGTATTGCCTACTGGAGCAGTTGCTTTGGCTTCATATGAAATATTAGTCCAATTACTTGATGTTGATTCTGTAAGGTTAATATCACCTAGTGAGAAACTTGATGGTCCTTCTGAAACTCTAATGTCGTATCCTAAGGAGTTTACAAGTTTAACTTTACCTGCATTGTTACTTGCAACAACTTGATCTGCGTATGTTGTAGTAACGTTTGCACTTGATAAAGCACCCTGAATATCTGTAACAAGATTGTCAATTGAGATATTACCTGCTGTTTGACTTGTTAAAAATACTGGAATTGCTGTTAGTGATGCGTTTGCAAATATATTAA